AAACGGCGCCATCTGCTTGGTAAGCATGTTACTGATGTTCGCGGTGATCGTCTGCTCAGCGACCAGCATCGATTTGGCTCGGGTGAGCGTCTTCTCGTACGCCTTCTCGGCCATGAGCTTCTTCGCAGTGAGCTTATTGAGCTTATCGAGGCCGTCAATCTCGTCAGCGCTCATGCTCTTGCGCGTGATCATCGCGTCGATCGTCTCGGCGTCGAACTTCGTGATCTGCGACATGTATTTTTTCTCGGCGTAGGTCAGGCTATCTAGACTGCGGCCCTGGCCGGCAATGGCATCTGCAATCATATCAAACTGCTTCTTCGGGTCATCGGCCATGAACATCTCCATGGCATTGACGTGTGTGCCGAACGCAGTATTGAGCTTGGCCATGCTCTCGACCGTCTGGTCGAAGCTGCTGGTCATGTCAATGAACCCGGCCAATTTGTCAAGTCCGGTGCCGACCTTTGCTAACTCTCGGCCTACCAACACGAGCTGTTTCCTTCGCTCGGGACCAGACAGATCGAACAACGCCTTGCCGACTCCCTGGAATTGCTTCATCAGCGCCGCCGAACTCACGCCGGCCCGAGCCGCCTCGACAGCGACGCTCTTCATATACTTGCGTGTGTCGTCTAACGTCTGGCCCTGCAACATCATGGATCGGGTCAGCTCGCCAGACTGCTGGGCAGTCATCCCGATGCCCATTCCGAGCTTGATCATCTCCGCAGCCGATCTCTGTGTCACGCGATCGGTGAAGACCATAGCTTCGGTGAAGTCGCCCAATTTGTTGACGATATCCTCAAGGCTAAGTCCTAATCCACCCAATCCTCCAACATCGAGCAGCTGCATTAACCCTTCATTCCGCATGGCGACGACAGCATCAGTGGTTGTGCCGAACCGCAGCGCTAGACCTGCCAAGCTCTTCTGGAGGCTGTCCTGCCACTTGAAGACGCGCTCATGGACGCGCTCCAAACCATTCAGGATCATCGTGTAGGCTTGAACTACCAAACCCAAGGCCTTATATCCCTGGATGTGGCGCTTGTCGTAGGCGATCTTCTCCTTGCTGATCGTCCCGTGCTTGATCTCTTCAAGACGTTTTTCTTTGAGCTGCGATAGCTGGTCGTCCAGCGCCTTGGCACGCACCTTGAGCGACTTGCCCTCGTCGGTGTCAAGCTTGCCCTTCTTCTTGAGCTGTATGAGCTCTCTGACCGTATCGTCGTATCGGCGCTTGACGATCTTCTCGGCACGCACTAGCGAATCAAGGACCTTTTCGTGGTCTTCCTGAACGCCACGTAGCGCGCCCTGCAGCTCTTTCAGCTCGCCTGTGAGCCGAGGCGCGTTGATCAATCGGCTGATGTCTGAGCCCTGCATCTTCGACGTCATCTCGTCGAAGGCAGCGGTTATGTCCTGAAAGCCTGATTTTAGCTCACGGACGACCTCGGAGGGCTTCTTCGCCATAAACTAGGTAGTGGAGGGCACGGAGTTTCCTCTGGCCCGCCTTTGTGTTATTATATGTGCATGGGAATATTCAACAAGAAGCTCAGCGATGTCACAGTGAGCGATGTCCAAACTGTCTTCTTCTTGGCTAGCGTCTTCAGTCTGCTAGCTGGATTGTTCGATCACTACCAGCCCAGACCCGACCCAGGATTCCTTGGCAGGTTCTTCAAGCTGCTGACGCTCATCATCATCGCCAGTTTCGTGATCGGGTTTACCTTCTTCTAACGCTTCTTGGGTGGTGGAGGCTTATTCTTTTCGCGCGCGGCTTTGATACGCTCATTTTCTTTCTGCTTGCGCTCGATGAGCCATTTCCGATATTCGATTGGGATATCCCAAGCCTCAGTCCAAGAGATGTGACAATACTCGGTCAGGAGAAAAATCTCTTCCAAGATGTAGCGCTTGTCCTCAGGTCTCAGGCCAAAAGAAGTCGGTGCCCAGGGGCACCTCCACCTCCCCCTCGAACGAGCAGCTGTCACAGACGACGGTCGTCTTGAGCTCGATTCCAGGAGTGATGTAGTCGATGCGCTTCCTCAATCCTCGGCTGTCGCGTGCTGGCAAGTTGCGGATAATACCAGCTAGCCGCTGCGGGTCGCGCTCCCCGGAGATCTCGACAATTTGCATCTTGAGCCGGCCTGTGACCAGCTCTTCCTGGGTGTTCGATTTGCGGCCGCGTTCGATGGTCTGCAGCAGCTCGCGCTCCTCCTCGCCGGTGAGCAGCTTGAATACTGCGATCTTCTTGCTGATGGGCAACGGAAAAGTGAATTCGTTCTTCCCCTGCTCAACGTTCGCGTCATCTGGGAACTGCTTGATATTCAGCGTGCGCAGGTCGATATCTTGCTTGATGACGCCATCGCAGCCCGGGCACGACACCTTGATGGGATAGTCGGGGCCGTAGCCGGAGATCCGGATGCCGATGAGGACAGAGTTACGATCGCCGACCAGCATCTTGTCGGGATCTACATCGTGATCGAGGATGCAACTGCGGAGCAGGCTGCCGATCACCCGACCCGAGCGGACCAGCGCCCGTGATGTTAGGATATCCTCGTCGCGCGCGGTCATTGACCTGATGTCCAGGCCAGTCTTGCCGGCGAGCGGGCTGCCGGCGGGATATACACGCCCGCACGACGGCAGTGGAACGATGTCGGTCGGGACGATATCCTGGGGGACGAGTTGAGGGGTTGGGCCAAGCGAGATGGACGTTTCTGACATTGCTGCCTCCGCAGATATGTAGGCATGCAAAAAGAAAGGGACCGACGTTTTCATCGGCCTCCGGCCCGTAGTCGTGTAGACAAAGAACCTCTTCCATTTTATAAGAAGAGGTTCTCACATGTTGAAGCAACTTTTAGATGGTGGTTTGATGAAAGCCTTGGCACGATGGAGTTTCAGTATTGAAGTACGGCACCGTCAAAGCGCAGCGTGAAGGTGATCTCTGCGTTGTCGGACGTGGCGTAGTCGAGGTCGCCGAACTGCACGTCCTGCGGCCAGGCGCCGATGATGTCCCAGTACTCGACGACCGTGCCCTGTGGGTCGAGCAGTTTCAGGACGATGTTCTTCTTCAAGAACGATGAATAGCCCATGCGACCGGTCAGGGGCTCATAGACGAGCCGGACCCAGTCCATGACCTTCTGCGCCGCTGAGGGGGCAATCGGATCGTGCGCGGTCACCTGGATGGGGTTCCAGGTCTGCTTGCCTGGTACATAACGCTTGGTGTTGATGAAATCGATGACCGTCTCATCGAATGTCAGGGACGGACGGGCGGCGGTCTTGAGCGTGTAAGCATCAATGCCATCGATCTGCAAGATCCAGCGAGACTTCTTCTTGGGCTCGTAGTTGTTAGCGAGCAGGGTGCCTACGTCGAGTGTCTCGGCCATGTTTTCTTGTCTCCGGTGAGAGGACCCGCTGGTCCTTCTGGAGTAAGTAAGTGCGCCCTCGCCTTTTCAGTCCTGTCCCGTCTTTTTGCTTTTTCAAGAGGGTCGGCTGCAACCGCACCCACCACAACACTCTATTACCAGGCATGAATGGCCCTTGTACCATTCCGCAGGGGCGCTACACTCCCACCCCATAAACACCCCACCACCGTACCCTCGATGTCCCAGACGCCCTCTGAATGACCCACCTGGTCAGGAAATTCAGTCAGTGGCTAGCTCGTATCGGCCGGTTGCTAGCACCTGGAAGCTGGTGAAACCCGATAGGTTGTCCTGGATGATGAGCTGGATGCTGTCACCTGAGCCGAAGCCGATGACCACAGGATCTGTGAACACGACATCTAGGATGAGCGCGTCGATGCCGACGGCGATGGCATTCGGGTAGGACCGGACCGCATCTGATATCTGAAACATATCCCAGAGCGTATTCACACTAGCCGGGAAGAGGTTGGTCTGGACCGAGCCCTGATTGATGACCACTTGCATACCGTTAACTAGGCCCGGGGCGGCCACCGTGCCGAACCTCCTGAGCTCCGCTGCGGTGGCAGGATTCAGGTTGGACGATTGCATCAAGAATCGGAGCCGGTTGATGGCTTTAGCCCGCTGGACAGGTGTCGTCCCAAGCATAGCGCTGTCAGCGCCAAGCGAAAAGATGACCGCCTGAGTCACCCCATTGACAGCCGCCTGATTGCTACCCGTCAGATCAACGAGGAAGCCCTGGTAATAGCGTCGGACACTGGCTTGGTCAGTCAGATCTTTGATATCAGCCGGGTAGGTAGCGACCAGCAGGCCACCATCTGACGTGACATGCACCTCATGATGGCCGTCGTTGCTTCCTCGAATAGAAATTGGAAGAGCCATACGCTAAAAGTTCTTGGGATCGATCACGTAAAAATAAACCGCTACAACGGCTGGCAGCGCCAACGTTCCGGAAGGCAGTGTCAGGCTAATAGCCATGCTCCCTCCCGGCCCGATGACATTGCTGATTGATTCATCATAC